TTTGTTGGGTTTTTTCTTGTCCCGCTGCACTGTTCTTCTCATCGAAAACCAATCCTTTCTATGCACAGTACGTACGCTGTGCAAAATGCTGCTGTCTGCGGTACCACTTGGCAAAAGCTGTATCACCATAGCACGTAACGACTTTTGCTACGCCTTGCTCAACTGCAACAAGGATTTCCAATCCCCTATACAGCAGCACGTATTGTTTTTGGCCATAACGCCCGCGCTTAATGTGAATAACCTTGCCTTGCAAAGCTATTTCGGCCATTATATCTTTTGCCTCGTCTTTTGATATGGTACTGTCGACTCTTTCGGCAAACCGCTGATACGCATGCGGCGTTATGAATACATCTGTGAAATGAGGTTTTTGTATATTCTTTTCCATTTTTTGTTTCTCCTTTCCTTTTCTATGTAAAAAAATATGCCCCAGTTATCTGGGGCATATGCCTTGATATGGACTTGAGGAGGGCCCATGAAGGCGAAACAATTTTGAGAAAAAGTACAGCGACTACTATTCCCACGATAAATTACCGCAGGGGGCTCGTTGCTTTAGCAGCGAGAGGAATGCGGCATTTCTCCTTTCTGTTAAATATTTGATATCCATATCCGTCGTTTTTCTGCAGCAACTTTAAATACTTCGGGTGTACGTCAAAGCCGTTTAGTCTGAAGCTCGGTCGATGGCGTACTGCAATACGTCCGGCATGAATACCTGCATATTTCCCTTTTGGTATGACCGCCAGTGCTATGTCGCCTGTTTTGAACCCTAGAAACGTTCGCTCTTTCTGGCGGTGGTTCTGCGGAAATCCGTATTTATCTACATTGCACATTCGGCGTGTTCCGTAACCGGTCGCGGTAATTTCTAAAACTTGTGCATTTGGCTCAAGCCGAATATCTTGGCCGCTTTGACCAACACAGGCCGCGTCTATCCAATGTTTTTTAGGATAGTTTTGCGTTTGACGGTTGTATTTTGTCCGCCCTCCTGTACCAGTTTCGAGAGGCAATCCTTCTTTTTGCAGGCGATTGAACAGGTGCCAGCGGACAGTGTTAACTGCTGCTGCATCTTTAAGCGGTTTTTTTAATCCCGCTTTAATATCCTTTAACCTCTCAGGATCGTAAACTAAAAATTCTTCGACAGGTTGGTTGCCTTTTTTCTGGTTGCATTTATGGCAGGCTATGGTCAGGTTACTCACTCTGTCAGTGCCTCCTCTTGACTTTGGCACTACATGGTCTATTTCCAGCGGTACACCTTCTTTGCCGCAGTATACACATCTCCTGCCCCATTTCTCCAGCAGGTATTCTTTTACTTCATAACCCCATAGTTCGCCTCGTTGGTACTGTATTCCGCTAATTTCCGGGTTCTGGAGCTTTTGGGTATCGAAACGCACCAGCTCCAGCGAAAGACCTGTAATTGGAGCAAAGCGGCGAATACGCCTGACCCATGTAAGAATATTTTCTACGCGGCTCATAAGACTTGGCGGCAGCCACCCTTCTGAACGCTTGCGGTTTTTAAACCGTGATTTACGGTATCTTGTCTTCCGGTTTCTACGGGAACGCCTTATGGCGCGGCGGTCTTTCAATGCCTTTTTGACCATTTCTCCCCGGTGATGAATCTCGGCTCCCCAAATCACCTGTTTGCCGCGTGTAAAATCTCCTACCAAAGCAATTCCAGTGGTTTTACTACCTGGATCAATTTTGGTTTGGAGTGGTTGTACAACGCCCCCTTCACGATCCTTCAGGATAATCGTGAAAGGATAACGGCGAAATACCGCTGCTTTTCCTTTTTTTAGCAGCTCTCTCGCCCTGGCAGGATGACAGGGCATAAGCGGCTGCTTGTTTTTGTCCAATACAAAGACTTTTTGCATGGAAGTTACCTTCCTTTCTCCTTAATTGGGTAATGTGAGCCTCGCCAATGTTATTCCAGCTTTTTGCGCCAACAGCACTGCTTGCACTACCCCGAGCTAGCTGTTTAACTGCTGGCGACAGAGCCTGGGACTGGCTCTTGCATCCCAGGGTGTCTTGACCGGGATAACGTAGCCCGCCAGGGCTGAGGCTGGTCAACTCCGAGGCTTCATGCCTCCGTCTTTAGACGGGGGTAGTTGACAAAAAAACCGCCTGCTTGGGTCCTGTTTGTTGGCTATCGGGATTTTTGGATGCAGGCGGCTTAAATGTGAATAGCGTTGGCTATGAAAAATAACAACGGGCAAGACCATTTTTTTGATCTTGCCCGTTATCACTAAGTTAAAGCAACCGCGACGCTCCAAAAATAAAAACATAGCGCATCGCGTTGACTATGTTGCAAAAATCGCTATCTGCTGCGGTTTTTAGAAGGTGGTTGAGCATTTTGTTATGCCAAGCTGGTGGGCATAAAACGCCTATATATAAGGGGCATCTTTTGTATACCCGAAAACCGCTATTTGCTGCGGTTTTTGCTATCTTTTAAATTCAAAGTCGACACTTTTTCATTTTTTCTTATCGCTGGGCATAAAACGCCTATATATAAGAGGTATCTTTTATGCCCGAAAACCGCTATCTGCTGCGGTTTTCAGCGATTTTTTTGTGCCTTTTTCTGATACTCTCTCATGTCCCTCATCCTTCATTTTTTTATTTTCTAAAAAAGATTTCGGATGAGCTATTTATACTATAGCACATTTGTTTATGGCTGTCAACCCCCTGCAGTTTAATTATTTTTTCTTCTTATGTTTCTTCTTTTTCTTCTTGCCCCCGCCTTTTGGGTCTTTTGGACCGGGTGTGCCTGTGCAGTTTTCCACAGCCTGCTGCTCTGTTTCAGATTCCCACTCTTCGGACTTGACTTTCTGCTTCTCATCCTTGCATATGTCTAGTCGCTGCACTGCCGTGGATATCTGTTTAGGCATGTCCCATGGCCGTGCGGCATTATATTCATACACAAAGGATTTTTTGGTTTTAGAGAGCCGATACACGCTTCGATTGAGCATCACAGCCTGCATTCCGCTTAGCTTGCTGTGTTTTGACATCTCCGCTGTATCTTGGCGGTGAAGTTCTCCCATATTACGGCTAACAACAAACTCGCGGTGTTTTTCCAGCTCTCTATATTCCGGGTCTGTTTTGAGAGCTTTTATTACTTCTGCCTGGCTGATTTGGAAATGTTTGGCGGTTTCAATCTCGCTGCATATTCCCCAATCATCGTCTGTGTATTTTATGGACCAAAAATACTGGCATATGGCAGATATAAGCTCTTTAGATAGTTTTGCGCCTTTTGCAGCTCTTTGTTGCTTGCCTTTTTTTGCCTCATTTTTGACACGTGTTATCACCTGCTCATAGCGTTCCGGATCGCTTTGAACTATTCTGTATATCGTATCCCTGCATAAAGAAAACTCTTTCGCCAGCTTATTTATATTCGTCTGACCACTATAAAACCGTTCTAAAACCTTTTCCTCAACGTCATGGCCAATGCTATGCATGTTAAGCCCTCCTCTCTAAAAAAAAACAAAAAGCCGATAGCCAACAAAATTGAATTTTAAAAATAAAAAAGGCAAAAAAGTAAGAATGTTTTTTGCCTTTTCGACAAAGATTCTCCTTTTTTGCCTTTTTCATCCTGTTGAAAACATTATTTTACATGACAACATGATGGGGCTTTTTGGAAAGCAAGAAAAACACGTATAGTTATCCTGCTTTTTTTATATTCCGCCTTGAATTTTCGAGTGCCGCCTAAAAAAGGATATACTTCTAGCCGGCTGTTTCCTTCTTGAATTGAGTGCCCCCACAGCAATAGCTGCATGACACCTATTGCCGTCACCGACAGGTATGCAAAACGTCGGGGTGTATTTGTTTACACTTGCACGGCTACAGGGCAATCTGAACTTCGGCAGTTCATTATCCCTCAACATAGCGCCCCTGCTCTTCACATGACGCTATTTGCTGCCAACCTTGCGGAAAGACACATTGGGTTGCGCTTTTACGGCAGCTCGGGTACATAGGTTTATCAGCCTATTACCCAAACAAACTTTCTTATTTTTTCTTATTACATTTTACCAAAATATTTAACCGTATGCAAGAACTTTTTTTTGCAAAATAAATAAAAAAAGAGCGGGGATGCCCCGCTTATTGCTGCTTCTTGCGCTGCTCGATATATTCACGCAGCGTCATGCCGTCATTTTTCGGCAGCCATTCGACAGTTTCGGTGCCGTCTGGATTTTGAACGGTCTTTGGACAAAGCTCGGTTATGCCGGAGCACTCAAATAATATTGAATTTTGGGTTAATTCAAGGATGCCGCCGCTGGGCTGAAATCTTCTGTCATTAATTTCGATGGGCTCGCAGTAGAGATAGTCGTCTTCGAGGTACTTATAGCGCGCAATTGTTTCTATTGTAGACGCTACAGAACGCTTAACCTGCTCTTCGGTTAAGCCGTTGGCCGTCAGCTGCATGGCGGCGTTTTTAGTAAACACTAATGATACAGTGAACATGGGTATATACACTCCTTTTTTTTGTTTTAGTTAAAGAAGCGTGAAAAAAGACAAAAGGGGTATGCACTTCTTTAACCAAAGTACACACCCCTGTACAATTCTATTCGTTTTTACAAAATTATTATACACCACCTCACAGGATATTGCAACTATTTTGCAGCTGATTTTTTCTCACTGAGTATCCGGGCGAACCCATATCTCAATATCGCCTTTGCGGGCGATCATATCAGCCTTGTCTAACACAGTTAAGATGTCTATACTGCTTTCAAAGCGGCAGTGGAACTGAGCGACAAGAGAGATCTTGTTGTATATATCATGAATAATCATATTTTGATTATCTTTGACCTTATTCCCAATTTTCTCCTCTGCAGCCTCTAAAGCCTCGATAACTATTGATGGAAATACTTTTCTTTGATGGCAACGCAACAAAGCATGTTTAGAAAAGTATACCGTGAACTCAAAACCAAACAAGTTAACGAAGTAAACACCATCCATCGTATTTTTCTCCTTCCTATTTTTGGCCGAAGAATCGTTTCAGCAGCGATGTCTTGCGGCCTGTTATTTCTATTTGTGCGCCGGTCAATAAAGCATCGTCTATGCCTTTGCCCATACCGGGGTTCCAGCATGCCGTCGCTGTTTTTATGCCGGCTTTTTTCAGGTCGGCGTGTATCCGGTTTATGGCGTCCTCAACATGTTCGTTCCGCACGAAGTCCATATCAAGAGCCACTATAGCCTCTTTCACGCCCATCTGCTTTAATTGCTGCGGCAGGTCTTTTGCCGCATTTACTCCGGCTAACCCGATAAAGGTATGGCCGGATAAAAACGATGCTATATCAGCTTTCAGCGGGCCTTCGGTTACCCATACCTCGCTGTCTCCGTATGCTGTATGCATCCATGATTTCGCAGGAGTGCTGTTCTCCTTGTCGGGCACTGAAAACCAGCGGTATTTGCCGCCGCTGCCTGGATTATCCAGCCTCACCTGCATGCCTTGGATGCATCCGTCAGAATCTCTAACCGGTATAAGGTAGCCGCTGCCGCCGTAAAAATCCCAGCTTCCGTCTCTGTCGGTGTAAAAGCCCGGCACGCCTTTCAATACACAGCCGTCTTTTCCCAGCTCGGAGCATATCTTGCGCCGTATTGCTGCATCCGGTATGGACCGGTAACCGTGGCTTATGATTTCTTTCACCGTAAGCCCCCGGCGCCTTAAGTCGGCTGTATGGTTGATATACAGTTCGAGCTTTGACAGCAAGGCTGTATAGGTGTTGTGCCGGACTTCTATATCCGCCATCTCCGGTACAACTGCGGGAGGTATGACAACAGGGCTCGATACAGGGCCTATACCGATCAGCTCTTTATACGCTGTTTTGGTGTCAATGCCCTTTGATCGGGCATACAGCCCTACAGGGTATCCGCCTGCGCCGCAGCGGACGCAATAGTATTTGTTCTCAACGATATTAAGATACAAATGCTTGTGCCGCGGATCTGCGCTGTCGCCGCAGATCGGGCAGCGGGCTCTGTATTCCGCTCGGGTCTTTGGCTGGGGGTTCAGACCCAGCGCAGCGGCTACGTCCAGTATAGAAATCTCTTTATCTGCCATCATCGTTACCTCCTATCGCATAATAAACCAAGCTCGAGCTGTCGAGATTATTGTTGTACGGCCATTCGGGCGCTAATACCGTCAGGCCGGCTTCTAACAGCTGGCTTATCTCAGCCGGCGAATCTTCTATGTACACATCCGCCTCCATTGACAGTTTGTTGTGTACATAAAAAACCGGTTTTGCCAGTTGATGTTTTGCCAGCCATTCTTCCGTTATGCGGGCCAATGCGATATGCCTTGCTGTGGCGAAAACTATCTCGGCCCCCAGCTTATCCATCAGCCGCACAACAGATATTGTCTCGCGTATAGGCTCCGCCTTTGTCATGGCTGTCAATCCTTCACGCGAAAACCAGAAATCCTCGCCGAGCTTCGGGTTGGGATATCTTTTCACGTCATGCCCCATACGCGACAATTCCTTGTTTGTATTGGCTATTGTGTTGTCGATATCGACGCACACGATCTTGTGCCGTATATTGGATATGACGCTCAGGTACCGGCCAATGTCGGTCTGTCTTACCTTGATTTCTCTTTCCCTCATGCTTTACCGCCTCCCGCCTGTAACAGCCCTGCGCTGCGCAGGCTGAAGCAATCTTTATCGCTTAAAATGAGGCTGTCGACAACCGGTATGCCGATTATCTCGCCGGCTTCGGCCATCCTCCTGCTTGTGTCAATATCATCGCTACTAGGAGTGATGTCCCCGCTGGGGTGGTTGTGAGCTACTATTATCTTGGCCGCGTTAGCCAAGATAGCCGCTTTAAACACCTCCCGCGGATGTACTATGGACGCGCTCAGCGTCCCTATCGACACTGTGTTGATCCCCGTCACGTTGTTTTTGACATCTAAAAACAACGCAACAAAGTACTCGCGGTCGGCCCCAGCCAAGTATTTTCTCAATACCGCTGCAGCCTGATCCGATGTGCCAACAGTTCCGTAATTCTCTTCACGGTCTTTAACCAGCATAACTCGATAGACTGGTATACAGCTCTCCATAATCTTTTTCCCCTTTCTTTTTTTGAACAAAAAAGGCCGCATAGCGTAAATACAGCTATACAGCCTTTTTGTTCAGTTCCGTCTTAATGTTTTTGTTTGACTGCCCTATTTGGAAAGCACAGCCATGATCCACAGCGGCTCGGCTTTCTGCCAAGTTCGCTGTTCTTTCCTGTTAGGCAACTTAAAGCCCAAGCTTTTTGCTGCCTGATAGACGGTTTGAACCGTATCAGGCATTTTGACGCATCCCAGCGGTGAATACAACAGCCGTTTCCAATTAGCAGTTTCGACCAGCATCATCCCGGCGTCGATATCCAGCACAGACCGGTATCCTGTCTTCCGGCAGGGTAAAGCCGCAGCGTTTGGCTGTGCGCCTGGCTTTGATGTCGTGGTATTTCTCGCATCGTTCAGGGAAAAGCAGTTCCCATGCCATTTCCTTGTCAAAATCAGTATTAAACCCCGCATCACCGCCGCCGGACGTTTTGCCGGCCATGCCTCGATATGCATGCCAGCTGAGCCATTTCTTGTGTCGCCAGCTGTACCAGCTTACGATCAAGACAGTAGCTTCTGCTCTATACTGGTAAGCAAGCGGCACAGACCCGCCTGTTGCCCTGATTATGCCGTACGGATGTTC